ACCTCAAGTTTAAAAATGTATATTATACACTACTTTTGTATCTTTGTCAACATTCGCACGCCACGCCCACGCGTTGAGCTGAGGCTCCCTGAACGCACGCGTGGAGTTGAGGTTCCCTGAATGCACTTTTTGCTATAGATAGGGTGGGGGGCGCACGCGTTGGGCTAAGTCTGAGGGACGTGTATCTACATTTTTTGGATTTCAGAAAAAAATTTTTTGGATTTCAGAAAAAAATTTTTTGGATTTCAGAAAAAAATTTTTTGGATTTCAGAAAAAAATTTTTTGGATTTCAGAAAAAATTTTTTGGATTTCAGAAATAAATATCTTGTATGCTATTCATGTATTTGAATTACAAAAAGTATTTATCGTACTTTCAAGATAATAAAAACAGTCTTTCAAGATAATGTTGCAAAATGTTCCACATGGAACATAATAGAAATACACAAACTCTATTTAACCAAACATGGACAAGATTTACAGACCGTCACCAACAGGTAAGAAATTTCACGATGCGCGTGATAAAACAACTGGTTTTGTCAGAGGTATTATGGGACCGTTCGGTTCAGGAAAGTCCGTTACCTGCGTAATGGAACTTCTGCTTATCGCAATGAATCAGGAACCTGATAGAGGTTATGAAAGGGAATATAGAGATGGTATACCGTATTACCTGAACAAGCCTATACGCAGGACACGTTTTTCTGTCGTAAGAAATACATATCGTGAACTGCTTGACACCACAATTAATACGTTCTTTGACTGGATACCTAAAGAATCTGGTCACTTTTCTAACCTGACAATGACATTCACGCTTGAGCAGGATTTGAGTGACGGTACAGTAATGTTTGCTGAGTTTCTGTTCAGGGCATTGGACAAACCTGACGATATTGGTAAAGTGTTGTCGCTTGAGATTACTGCCGCATGGATTAATGAGGCAAGAGAGATTTCACTAGCAATTGTCGAAGCTATACAGGGGCGTTGTGGGCGTTATCCGTCTGTGGATATACACCAGGAGGCGACATTCGATGGTGTTATAATGGACACCAACCCACCTGATAGAGACCACTGGTGGCATGACCTGTTCGAGGGGCATATAAGTCCTAAAACAGGCGAGTGGAGACCATGCCCGTCAAACCATATACTGTTCAGGCAACCATCTGGCATATCGCCTGAGGCTGAGAACTTAAAGAACCTTAAGACAGGTTACTACACCAATCTAATGATTGGTAAACAGCAGGAGTGGATAAATGTATACATACACGGCACATACGGTCTGGTCATGAACGGCGCACCAGTGTTCCCTGAGTACAACGACGACATACACCATATACCGTCATTTACACCTATACCTACCTTACCGCTCTATGTTGGTATAGACTTCGGACTTACGCCTGCCGCTTCCATTGGTCAGTTCACACCCGCAGGGCGACTGGTTATCTTCGACGAGCTGGTGACGTTCAACATGGGGGCTGTATCGTTCGGTCGTCTGTTGCATCAACGGCTGTCCACCAAGTATCGGGACTTCACTGCAGAGGTGTATGGTGACCCGGCAGGCGAGCAACGCGCACAAACCGATGAGAACACACCCTACATGGTGCTGGCTGAGCAGGGCATCAACGCATATCCTACCTACACAAACGATTTCACCATACGGCGTGAGGTCATGGCAGACCTTATGCAGCGGCTTGACTTCACAGGCAGTCCGAGTTTTGCCGTCACTGACGGTGCGCCGACACTACGCAAAGCTCTTTCTGGTGGATATGCCATGAGACGTATGCAGGTATCTGGCGAGGAGCGATACATGGACAAACCAGACAAAGGCAGATTCAGTCATATAGCGGACTCCTGTCAGTATTTGTGTCTCGGTGCAGTCGGTGACGCGCGTATAATAGGTGGCTATGACAATAAGGCAATCACTTACGACAATAGAGGTATAATCTAATGGCACAGGCGTTATATGACTATCAGCACGGCATGAGTCCTGAGGAGCTGTGGGCAAGATACAGACAATATCCTATGGAGGATAAACTATACTCTGAGCCTGAGCATATTAAAGGTCCTGTGATGCCTGATAATATCAAGTTACAGGAGTTTATACCCTACTTACGCGGTTACTACACACCGGGGAGTCACGTGACGGTAAACAGTCTGCTTGACAGAGGGCTGCAGTTGAGGACACTCAACCATGAGACAACACATGACAGACAGTACAAAGATGGTGGTGACATGCACGTCAATACTCCGTATATTGACAATCCTGCGGAGGCGCAGGCAAGAATAGTCTCGAATATGAGCTATTTTCCTGATAAAATAAAGGACATGGTTAATCCGTTGTCATTGGCACACATGGCGGAATATGGGTCGGTACAAGGTATAGACCTAGCAAAAACGGCGAGATATTTTGGCAACAGAACAGACCTGCCTATTGAGAAGAAGGTTAATATCATAGAACAGATAATTAAACTTGCATCAATACCGCAAGAGCAGAGTAATGATGCTATAGAATTCAATAACAGCAGAAAAAAATGGGCACCTAAACAAAGTCTTATAGACCTGCTACAATCAGGTCGTAATTTCTACTATCCACCACTAATATCAGGAGACAAATAATGGCTAAGCCTAAGACACCACCTAAAAAAATGCCTATGCCGGGTAAGCCTAAAAAGAAAGGTTGCTAGACATGAGCAAACTGACTGACTCGCAGGTATTGTCCATTATAGCCAATGAGCTATCAAATTCAGACATTACCACCAATACCTCGCCATCGTTGCAACAACCGCTCGAATACTACCTTGGCAGACCCAATGGCACAGAGGTTGAGGGGCGCAGTCAGTTGGTTTCCACCGACGTTGCCGATGCCGTGGAGTGGATACTTCCTCAGATAATGAAATCGTTCACCCAGAACAACGAGGTGGTGACATTTGACCCTCTGGGTCCTGAGGACGAGTTGCAGGCGGAGATAGAGTCAGAGTACGTTTATGACGTTCTGATGAAACAGAACAATGGGTTTACCCTGATACACGAGATGGTAAAGGATGCGCTTATCCAGCGCAACGGTCTTCTAAAGGTCTACTATGACGACTCCACACAAATCAAAACCTATTCCTATTCAGGCATAAGCGAACAGGCACTCAACGTAATACTTAGTGCCAAAAACGCAGAGATTGTGTCGGCAGAACAAAATCCTCTGACAATGTTGTATGACGTTGAGATTGCCGTTACCAATCCAACTGGTAAAGTGGTTGTAGACTGTGTTGCACCCGAGAACTTCCGTGTTAATAGTCAGCATGACTCTATCTTCCTTGATAGCGCACGGTTCTCTGCACATATAGTCAACAAGACAATTTCAGAACTAATGGAGGAAGGGTACAGCGAGTCAGACCTTGAGGGATTGATGTCGGCAGACCTGCTTCGTTCGTCGTATCGTTTCAATTATCAGGACGAGTCAACACTCATACCCAGTTGGTCTTCTGACGATGAGTCGCAAAAACTTATCGAGATTGCCGAGTGCTATCTTCGTATGGACTATGACGGCAAAGGTATAGCGCAACTGTATAAAGTCACTGTTGCAGGTATGGAACCGCCTACAAAAGTGCTTAAGGTAGAACCTCTGGACTCATGCCCGTGGATTAGCGGCACGGCTATTCTTATGTCGCACAAGTTCAAGGGACTGTCCATATTCGACCGCCTTAAACAGATACAGGACAACAAGATTGCCCTTATAAGAAACATCATGGACAACCTTTATCTGCAAAACAACCAGCGTAATATAGTGCTGGATGGACAGGTGAATCTTGATGACATGATGGTATCAAGACCTGGAGGACTTATCAGAGTCAAACGTCTTGATGCAATACAGTCATTAGTAACACCTATGATTGGGGAAGCCGGGTTTACCATGCTCAACTACTTAGACGAAATTAGAGCTGGTAGAACCGGTGTCTCCTCAGACGGTTCCGCGTCACCGCAGAACATAGGTGATAGAGTAGGTTCACAGGGTGTTGACCGACTGATGAATGCTAAGGAAGAACTTGTAGGACTGATGATTAGAGTCATTTGTGAGACTGCCATCAAACCTTTGTGTCTCAAAATAAGAGACCTGGTAACAATGCACACAGACTCTATCCAGAACTTTAAGTTTAAAGGTCAGTGGATACAGGTAAATCCTTCTGAATGGGGAGAACGTTCAAAATGCACTGTTCGTGTTGGAACAGGTAGCGGTGATGTGTCAGGTCGTCTTGCCGCAGTAGAGAAAATAATGCAGGCACAAGGTTTAATACAGGCAGTACCGGGGCAAACTCTGGTAAATCCGATAAAGGCATACGCCGCATTGGACGAGTTCTGCAAGTTATCCGGTTTACACAGTGCGAACAAGTTCTTCGTTGACCCTAACTCACCAGAAGGTCAACAGGCGGCGCAACAGGCAGGTCAGTCAAGTCAGGAGGAGAAACAAAAGAATGAGCAGGTACAAATCGAGACATTGCGCGCACAGGCAGAACTTGCTAAATCAGCGACAACAACTGCTGAGGCACAGGCAAAAGCTGTGGAGTACAAGGGACAGGCAGAGTTGGCTAAACAGCAGCGCGAAATGGATAAGCTTAACTATGAGGCTAGAATTGGTGAATTACAAACTCAGTTGGATGCAGCTAAAACATCCGCAGATTCGGATGCAAAAGTAGGTGAGTTGGAGTATAAATACCGTAAGATGCTGATAGATGCAGGTCTTAAACTGACCGAGATTGAAGCAAATACTGGTACTGAACAAAGCGACAACTTTGAAGAAAACATGAACGAAGTTTCAGGAGATGACTAACAATGTCTCAAGCACTGTACGACTATCAAAATGGTATGAGTCCAGAAGAACTATGGGCTAGATACAGACAATATCCTTGGATAGATAACGCTGGAAATACGGTCATGCAAGGTGAGTCTAATAGAACTCTTGGTCCAGAGATGCCAAGTGGTGTTATGGAAAAAGTGCTTCCATTAAACCTTGGTGGTGGAACTATATTCAGACAAAGAAAAGATAAATCTGCTGGTACAATGATAAACAGTCTTTTTACCAATTCTGACAAATTAATGGCACTAAACCATGAACTTCAACATTCAAATGAAGCAGAGAATAATCTTCCTGTAGGTCCGTTTATAAATAACAATAAAGAACTTACCAGACAGGACTATGACAGTCATCCAGGTGAGATGCAGGCAAGAATGGCAGGACATAGAAGTGTTATGCCGATTGGATTGCTTGATATGATACATCCGTATACTCAGATGTACCCTGATAATAGTACGTCAGACTTAAATTATGACACAAACTATCTTCGCAATCTGGCAGAAAAAAAGTTTGCAAATTCAAAAGATAAAGAAAAAAAGCTATCTGATTACAATAAATTATTGGAGCTTTATGATAGTAGAAACAATGAAAATGCTGCCTATCGTATGGGCATAATGGAAGATAAAGTACCTCATATGAAAAATTCCGCTAATCAAGCGCGTAAAATTGTCAGTAAATCTTTAATAGATGAATTACTGCAAAGAGGGCGTAATTTTTACTATCCACCGATGGTGTCACAATGACAGATTTACAGGAAGAAGCAAGAATAGGCAGAGTAGCCCAAAATGTATGGGACAGTTACTTTGACAAGTATATTGCCAAGCAATTTGCTATAATCTACACAGAATTTAAAAATGCTGAATCGCCAGAAGCATTGGTTGAGATAAGTCATCGACTTAAGGCAATCCAGTATATTGAACAGTCTATCAAGACTGACATAGAGACTGGCTATTTAGCCCAACAACAACTCAACTTAGAGAAACAATAAAATGGAACCATTAAATCAAGACAGTCAATTAAATGCTATTGCTGATTTGCTTACAGAAAAAGAGTCCTCAGCAGATAACGACCAGTCTGGCGACGATGTTGTTGGTACACCTGCTGAAGACTCCTCTGATGAGTCAGTAGAAGAAAACGAAGTAGAATCAGAAAGTGGGGGCGAAGAAAAAGAAGAAGACCTCACATGGGCAAATGCACTAGGTGTTGATGACCGCAACGTTGTATTGGACGAAGACGGCAATCTGACAGGTATTAATGTTAAAGTTGATGGTGTCACATCCACTGTAAGTGTAAAAGACCTTATCGCAGGCTACCAATATAATGCCAGCAATACAAATAAGGCAAAAACACTGGCAGAAGCCAGAAAAGAAGTTGATACCTTTAAACAAGTAGCAATTCAAACTTATGGCGAGAAACTACAGGCTGCCGATAATCTGGTAGCTTTCGTTGAGAAAAAACTTCTTGCACCTTATGAGAATGTCGACTGGGAAAGATTCCGTATGGAAAATCCAGGCGAGTATGCGGCTACTATTACCGACTTACAACGTCAGATTAATGAGATAGAAACCATCAAGCAGGCGGTAGGAAAGGAGAAACAAAACATTCAGTCAACCATGAATGAAGAACAGCAGAAACAATATGGCGAATACTTACAAAATCAGGTAAATTTCGCACTGGAAAAAAACCCATCTTGGGCAAAGCCTGAGGTATTTAAACAAACGTTAAACAAAATGGAAACGTTTCTTGGAGAAGCATACGGCTTTACACCAGAAGAGTTTCACACAGTTCAAGACGCGCGTTTATTGGAAATAGTAAAAGATGCTATGGCGTATCATGAAGGTACTAAAATAGCAAAAGAGAAGCTCGACGTTAAAAAACCTACCTTTCTAAAAGGCGGTCAATCAACTAAACCTGTCTCTAAACTACAACAACTAACCAAGAAAGCTAAAAGTGCTACTGGCTACAACAAGCAGAAACTTGAAGTAGACGCTATCACCGAGCTATTAATGAACGGCTAGAGGCAAATAAAATGAGTTCAACTAATTTAGACAGTGCAGACCTGAAAGGCGCACTAAAAGGCGGGTTAATCCGCGAAGATGTCATGAATAAAATCTGGGATATTAGTAAAATCCCATTACCATTGACGGACATGATTGGCAGTGAGACTTCTAAACAAGAATACAAAGAATGGACATTAGATTCTTTGTCTGCTGTAAATTTATCTAATGCGTCAGTCGATGGTGCTGATGCAGGTAGCAACAATACGGTCGTCGGTACTCGTGTAGGTAACCATCATCAAATCTCAACCAAAGTTGTTAAAGTATCTTTTCGTGCTGACGCCTCAGACCTGATTGGTAGAACAAAAGAACTGGCTTACCAGTTGCAACGTCGTCAACAAGAATTGAGACGTGACGTTGAAGCCATTATGATGGTCAATCAGGCATCTGTAGCAGATGACGGTGCATCAACCGCAGGTAAAGTAGGTGGTCTTCCATCATGGTTGGCAAGTCACAACTATGGTGGTACTGCTGGCGGGTTTAGTACATCTACAGGTTTAACTGTAGCGCGTACTCCTACCGCTACTCGTGTATTAACCGAAACACTGGTTCGTGATGCCGCACAGGCATGTTATCAGGATGGCGGCGACCCATCTATCATGATGACTGTACCCGGCTTGGTTCGTAAATTCAGTGAATACCTGTTCAGTTCTTCTGCACGTGTAGCAACACTGATGTCAGACCAAGGTAAATCAGCGGAGGCTGCTGTTGCATTGGGTTCTGTAAACGTATTTGTAACTGATTTCGGTACATTGAAATTGATTCCAAACCGTTTACAACCTACTCATACAGACAGTGGTGTTGCTACTGTTGCAGACGTGTTTATCATTGACCCTGCATATCTTGCATTAAGTTATTTGAAAAACTACAAAACTGATGAACTGGCTAAAACAGGTCTTGCGGAAAATCGCATGATGTCTGTAGACTGGACACTGGTTGTAGGTACTGAGAAAGCTCATGCCATTATCGGTGACATCAACCCATCCGGTACTGTAACAGCGTAGTAAAAACAAGCCGGTATGCACTGTATACCGGCTTTTTTAAAGGTGATAAAATGGCAGTTAAAGCAGATAAAAAAGATGGAGAAACTGATACTCGTCACTCCAGTGACTTGATTGAAGTAATAAATAAGTCAAAACAGAAACTACATCTGGTAAAAGGTATCATCAACCCTGGTGAAACAGGTACAGCTACTTATGCTGAACTTGGTGCTTTACACATATATTTAGAGAAGTGTGATGGATGAAGTAATCAAAACAGATTTCCATTATCAAAACCATACAGAGACATTGACTCATGTCGCTACCCAACCGACTGAAGAAATAATCCTCAACAGAAACGCAGAGTTGCGTAAAAATCCTGGTGCTATAAAAGACCTGTCATTTGGTCGTCAGGTGGCAAGCATTCCTTTTATTATTTATAATAACGCTATACGACAAGGATTTGCTTTAAATAGCAGAGACAAAGATATAGCCGACCGTGAAATGATGCGATTTTTGAAAACTCCAATAGGTAGAACTTGTATGGTTCAACCAACTAAAGAAGGCAGTAAAAATGGCATATAAAAACAAATACGATGGTCTTGCAAAAGCACCTCTACTTGGAGATTAGCAGTCATGGGATTTATAGATAATACCAACAGAGTACTTATTCTAAGTCCTAAAAACCCACAAAATGGCGCATTAAAACCTGCCAGAAAGTACGCTAATCTATTGACTGTTACCATACCTAATCTTGTTGGTATGTCTTATGCAACCGCATTATCAACATTAACAGGTCTTGGACTTGCAGGTAGTTTTAATAAAACCAGTGGAATAGTATCGGAACAATCGCCTGCAAGTGGTACATTGGTAGGTCTTGGGTACACAGTCAATGTAGTGATACCATGATAAGAACAACTATAGGACTCACTAATTTTGTAACTTTATTCCTTAGTGGTTTTTTAGCACTTTTTGGTAACGCAGTAAATAGGTTGAAAATATCTTTTTCATCTCTTAACTGTACAGGTAGAGTAGAATCATTCTTAGACAGCATAGATACTCATGCGTCATCAATTGGGTGCATAATCGCTTTTTCATCATTCGTAGCAAACATATTTTTCCAGATTAAAAAACGCAGAGGGACAAAAGATGACAGCTAATACAGATTTTTTCGAGAATAAATTAATTGATTTCATATTCAGAGCGCAGGCTTTAACTGGTATTTCTACCGCTACAGCAGCAGCGGGTACTGGTCCGGCAACTTTATACATTGCTTTGTACACAGTAGCACCGACAGACTCAACCGCAGGTACGGAAGTATCAGGTGGTTCTTATGCCCGTGTAGCAGTGACCAGTTCGATGGCAAACTGGGCAGGTACTCAGAGTGCAGGTAGTACAACTGCGTCGTCAGGCACAAGCGGCACTACTAGCAACAACAACGCAATCACGTTTCCTACACCAACCGCGAACTGGGGAACAGTTGTAGCTACAGGCGCACTTGATGCGAGTTCAGCAGGTAATTTATTATTTTGGGCAGCACAATCACCAAGTAAAACTGTAAACAATGGCGACCCTGCACCATCATTTGCAGCAGGTGCGTTGACTTATCAGATAGACAACTAAGGTATCTGTCATGAGACTGACAAAGCAGCAATTAATAAACAGATTTCATTCTGATGAAATGTCAGCAATATTGACTGCTGCTAAAACGTCAGTTGATGTCGAACTATGGTTATTTAGATTTGATAAATTGACACCTGATAATGATGGTACATCAATAGAATTGAAAGACCCATTGACTATTGAAGGTGTGAAAGCTCTTGAAAAAGCAGGATTAATCGGTGAAGGTCGTGCTGATGAAATTTTGGGTATTGCCCAGAGTTACGCTGGGTTCACAATTGGGCAGTCAGTAATGGTGTTACCGCCTTTTTCATCTGTTTCTGAAGAAGTTTACAAAGCAATAAAAAACGGGAACTCAAATCAGGACATGTCAGCAATACCTAATTCAATTTTAATCATTGAAAGTTTTGACGCGTCTGTAAATGCAGTATCACTTTCTGATGGGCGTTCTTTTGACCCTAAATACTTGGAGGCTATCTAATGGCTATTACTACGCTTGATGGCGCATTAGCAGGAATGCAGCCACCTGTCACATTTACCAAGGCGGCAACGCCAACGCTGGTAGCCGGCAGACCTCACAGCCTTTTTTATCTCGCAGGCGCACCTGGCGCGGCTACTGCATCATCATCTGGTCTGGCGGGCGCGGCTTTGACAACTCGAGCAGGGCAGTTGGCATTTACCAACCCTGTTTCAGGCAACAGCTATATAGGCAGGCTTTCTGGTGTCGCAACAATTGCAGGAACGCTGATTTTATGCGATAGGCTCTGGGATAACTCAGGGCTTGTAATGACTTCCACATCTGCACAAACTATCAACAGCGCGGCTTTTCCAGCACGATGCGCAGACGGAACGGCAAACGGTGCGCAGGTTTTGGTCGGGCTTGAGATAACTGGCGCAACAGGTTCTGGAACCCCGAACCTGTCAATGAGTTACACAAACCAATCAAATACCAGTGGACAAACTGGCGCGGGCATTTTAGCGGGCGTAGCATCGTCAGCAATCGGCGCATTTTACCCAATGGGGCTTGCGGCAGGTGATACTGGCGTTCGTTCAATCCAGACATTTACTTTGTCGGCAACATGGACATCGGGCGCGGCTTCTTTGGTAGCATATCGTGAGCTGGCTAGACTGGAGTTATCAAGCGGTAACATTCCGAACGCTATAGATGCATTAACGTCAGGTTTTACACGCATGTTCGATAATACTGTGCCGTTTTTAATTTTTATTCCATCGACCACAACAGCAAGTAATATCTCGGGTACTTTTACCGTTACGCAAGGATAGCAAGCCGTGGCTTATCGTTCGTCCACGACAGGGAGCGGCTCAAACAGTTTTACCATAGCCGGTACTGCACCCGCTGGCGTAACGGCTGGCGATAGGCTTTATGCAATTATATCCATAGACCAGTTTTTAGCGGGTGTTATCCCGCCCGCTGGTTCGGCATGGCGGCAGATTGCATTTAACGGCAATCCGCCAAACAGTCCAGATACATCCTCACTACAAATCTATGAGATAAAAAACGCCACTGGCAGCGAGTCTTATACATTTACCTGTGACTACTCTGCCCACTATACAATCCACTGTGTGGCGTTTTCAGGGCGTAGCAATGTAGCACCCGCGTCCATCGGTTCAACCCAAAATTGGAGTTATAACTCACCGCCGATAACTATCCCTCTTAACGGTGTTATTGCGGGCAGCGGCGACGATTTAATCGCGGCAACACAGCTTGATAAAACTGTATTAACAAGCGTATGGACCATATCAGCGGCAACAGGGTTTACTGATAGAGAGTCGTCATCGGACCCCGCGTTATGGATAGCGTCAGAGGTACAGACAAAGGATAATGTATCAGCGGGTGCGACGGGAGCAATCACTGTAACTGCTACGACAGGCGCGGCAGCATCGTCGGGTTATTCTGGTTTTGTAATCAATGTTCCTCCGTCATCATGGACACCACCGACACCGACCGACATCACGGGCAAAGGCGACAGTTTTAACAGTTGGGCAATAAAGAGAAAATCAAACGGCAGGTCAAGTACATCCCTGTTATATCAGTCGGTTCAGCAGGGCGACTTAGATACCACTGAAAAAACGATTTGGAATGACTGGTTTTTTGATGCTAGTGCATCTATAGAGTTATTTGCAACCGTACAAAATACTACGACTGCAATAGCAAGTTTAACTACAGGTATACCATTAAGTTCAACATCTTCAGCTTCTGTTAATTCTACTGGCAACATTACAACAGGTATCAGTCTTTCTTCTGTTAATACAAATACAGTATCTGTTACAGGCAGCCTGACTACTTCCATATCTTTATCTGGTTCTGCATCTGCTGTAGTAACAACATTAGGCAACCTATCTGGGTCTGCTACAGCACTGAATGGTTCGGCACAATCAATAGTAACGTTAACATCTAACCTAACTACAAGTATTACTGTTGCTATGGCAGCAACCGCAGTAGTTGCAGTGTCTGCTTCTTTAACTACAGGTAAGAGTTTAAGTGGTGCGTATTCAGCAGTATCGTCAAGTACTGCAAATTTAACCACTTCAATAAAGTTAAATAGTTCTGCACAGTCCGTAGTCTCAGCAACAAGCGTACTTGGAAATTTTGCGGCATTGACAGGCAGCTGCCAGTCTGTTGCATCAAGTACGGAAAGTTTAACGACTGCAATAAGATTTACAAACAACAGCGCGTCAGTTGCAAGTGCATCAAGCACTATGACGACACAGATAAAGCTTGGCAGTTCTGCAATAGCACAGGCAATAGCTACAAGTGATTTATTTGTCGGTATGTCTATAACATGGAGCAGCAATTCTTATTGTACTGCTACATCAACAGCACTTTTAACCAATGAAACATTTTTAGACAGGTTTACAGAAATGAACCAGCAAGAATTAATAGACATGACACTTGAGATAGCAGATAGACAGGATGCAAATCTGGTTAATTTGATGCCGTCTTTTATACGAATGGTTGAGAATAGAATTAACAATGTTATTAAATTGGAAACATCCTCAAGTCGTCTCAGTTACGTCACCAATCCAACTGATGGCAGATACGTTTTACCAATTGATTTTATGAATCTAACTGAAATATTCTGTTATCCTAATGATAGTAAAAGTAGTACTACAACCTATCAATTAGTTAATCCAGAACAAATGAATGTTGCGAGCTATAGCGGTTTTGGTGGTCCTATTTATTGTATTGTGGCTAACAAGTTAAATATATTCCCTATTCTTGATGACACCTATACACTAGAAATAGTTTACAACGCAAGAATAGTTCCTTTGTTATTACCTGAGAACACCAACTGGTTAAGTAACTACAATCCTAACGCATATATCTTTGGCTTACTGGTTGAAATATCGGCTTATGTAAAAGATTCGGCAGCAGCACAAATGTGGGATAATCGCTTTAAAGAAGCGATAGAAGAACTAAATGCGGTAGACCATGAATACAAGACAAGTGGCACACCCTTACAGATAAGAATAGGTTAATAAAATGGGACTAGAAACAGGTACGACAATATCGGCTTTACAGTCATCAAATCCGTTATCGACTGATGAGAGAAGCAAAGGTGACGACCATTTACGACTGATTAAAGCTGTTCTAAAATCACAGTTTCCAGGTGCAGGAGGTGTCGGTTTTGCCATACCTATCACTGCAACGGAAGCAGAACTTAATTTTGTTCATGGTGTCACATCTGCAATACAGGAACAGTTAGATTCTCTAAAAATACCTATAGGTGGTATAGTCGAACTGGCTGTTGCGACCAATCCTGCAACACTATACGGTTATGGCACATGGTCTCAATATGGTACAGGGAGAGTTACTGTAGGTATAGATTTAGGCGATACAGACTTTGACACAATAAGCGAGACAGGCGGTGAAAAAACACACCTGTTGACCTCGAATGAGTCAGGGTTAAGGTCGCATGTTCATACGCCATCGTCAGGCAGTTTTTATGGCACAGGTGGTTCTACTGTTGCAAATGGTGCAGGTCCTGCCATACAGGCAACCTCGGTTGCAGCTAATACACCATTGGATGCGTCAGTGGCACACAACAACTTGCAACCATATATTGTTGTATATCGTTGGGTAAGGACTGCATAATGACCAAGGTATTTAGCGTTAGAAATTTAGGTGATTTTGGTCTTAATACCGATTTGTCGTCTATGAATTTGTCACCTGAATACTTTACCTACGCCACAAATTTTAGGTTGAGAAACGGCAACATAGAAACATACTTCGGTAGAAGTATTGTGTCCACTGCACCTGTGTCTTTTAATCCTACCAAGATTATAAATCATGTTAGTTCGGCAGGTGACTTCTATGTGCTATGCGGTAAAACTGCCGTATACACCTATGATGGTATTAACTGGATAGATGTCACTCCTACCATACTGGCAACTACTCCAATAGCAACTCCTGACGAACACAACTGGTCTATGTGCAATAGCGGTAACTGTGTTATTATCAATAATCCACAGACAGGTCCGTTCTATCTGTCACCTACTGGTACTAAGTTTGAACCTCTACCTTGGGATGCAACACATACATGGCAGGCATTAAATAAAAGTTGTTTATTCATACGTTCACATAAACAGTTTCTTTTTGCTTTCGGTATATTTGATACTACCGTATTCGGTGCAAGAGACTTAGGAGTAAATACTTATGCGTGGTCAACAGCAGCAGATATTAACGGATTACCTTTCACATGGGACCCATTGGATTTATCAGCTATTGCAGGTAATTCCAATCTGTCTGCTACTGGCGGGTATATTATTGATGCTTATTCTTTAAGAGACTCAATGTGTATATACTCAAGAAAATCCATAGATATACTTGATTATGTTGGAGGTGAATTTATATGGTCGGCAAGACAGTTAACCTCAGACACTGGTGTACTAGCATCTAATTGTGTCGCAGAATTTTATAACAAACACCTAATACTGACTGATGGCGACATATTAATAAATGACGGCAATAGTCTGGCATCAATATTGACAAAGAAACTTAAAAACAGATTATCTTCTAATATTGATTCCACTTATTACTCACGTTCTTTTGTCGTCATAAATACTATATATACCGAGGTGTGGGTATGTATACCTGAGAATGGCAACACTTATCCAAATATTGCCATAATATACAACTGGCTTGAGGATAAGGTATATTTGCGTGATATAGCAATGAATGCCGTAGATGCCAGCATAGGTCCACGAAAAACCTCATCATACACATGGGCAAATGAGGTAGATAGTTGGGATGGCGGTACAGGTACATGGTCTGACAATCCTGACTCACCATTCAATGCGTCTTTTGTAGGACTGGATAAGGCAACAAGTGCCATATATTCTCTTGTAGATAATAACTCTTTGGATGGTGTTTATACTACTGCATTGGAGAGAATAAATGTACCATTGGAAGGTCATACAAAAGTCACTACTGCCGTAGCGTTATACCCTCTTATAGATACCGCAGGTACAGTTTTAATTCAAATGGGTGCAAGTACTGACACTAACTCGATATTATGGAAGCCACCTGTGGTATTTGACCCAAGAACAATGAAAAAAGTTGATATAAGAACTACAGGTTCGTATCATTCATGGCGCATAGAGAGTAGAAATAATGTACCGTTCAGCATGAATGGATTCGACATTGAATATGAAGATGCAGGCAGGCGATAATGGAACAGGTACCGTCAGGCACAGAGCCAAGATTGTCTGAATATCTATTTAGACAGTTGAATAAAATTTACGCTACCATTGCTGCCAATCCTGGTCCTGTTGGACCAACTGGTGCAACAGGACCCGTAGGACCGTCAGGAAAGATTATAAATGCTGTTTCTGCAAGTACATCAACTGCTACATCCAATACTGTTACAACACCTGCTTTTGATACCTCAATACCTCAAATTACAGAAGGTGTTCAGGTACTAACACTTAGCTATACTCCAACCAATGCGGCAAACAGTTATGTGATAGAAGCAAACGTCAAATGTTGCAATTCTGGTCTTGTTAATATGATAGCAAGTGTATTTGATGGCGGTTCAAATGCTTTGGCATCAAGTGCCTGTTACGCGCCAGCAGCAGCAGGTATGCAGAATGTAATAGTAAAGTCAGCACCTATATCCTGTGTCAATACTTCTGCAAGAACTATATCTTTAAGAGTTGGCGCAGGTAGTGGCACTTTATACATCAATCAGAACAATGCAAGCAACACACTGGGTGGCGCATTAGTCACAACACTTGAAGTAAAAGAGTACATAGCATGAGTAATTTTAAAATCGCAGCAATACCAATAACAATGTTGGAATATGTCTGGAAAGACGTAGAGAAAGAACTGCAACGTGCCGTTGATACAGCACATGGTGAAGCAACCATCGAATCTGTCAAAAGAAATTTATTGTCCGGTGACGTACTTTTACTGACAGTAATAGATGAAGATAACAAAATAATTGCCACTCTTACGATGGAAATTCGTGTTATGGAATCAGGATTACGTTGCCTTGTCTTTCCAATGATAGGTGGTCATAGGGCGCATGAATGGGTAGACCAGTTTTTGAATGTAGCAAAAAATCTAGCTATTGAATACAACTGTTCTGAACTCCGTGGTTTTGCTACCAGAAAAGGTTGGATGAGAATGCTCGAACCAAAAGGTTTTAAAGAAGCACATGTTGTTATGACATGCCAATTAGATGAATTAAAGACAGGAGAATAAACATGGGTGCTTCAGCAGGCAAATCAAAAAACAACAGTTCACAGCAATCAATGAACTCTGCTAATAACCAGAGTGTCTATGACAGTACGTCCAATAGTACATTCAATCAGAATGTTTTAGACCAGCAACTACCATTTCTAAGTAGTCTATATGGACAGGCAAATTCCCTGTCGGGTAATGGAACCGCTGTGGCAAACTCATTAGTACCAGGCGCACAGGAGTTGATGAACAATGTGTCTCATCAAGCATTGAATGCTAACAATTCCCAGATGCAGGGCGGTGTATATAAAAGTATGGACAATGCCGGTATGCTGAAAAACTCTTTGGCAGAGTCGTTGGCAAATCCATCAAGTACCCAACGTCTATACCAGCAAATTATGGGTGGTGAAGGTAATGGCTATGCCAATGCCATGAAAGAGTCGTATACCAATGATGCCATCAAGACAGCAGAAGCAATGAACTCCGCTCTGGATACAAGAGCGGCAGCAGCAGGCATGGGCGGCAGTTCGCGGCAGGGTGTGGCACAGGCATTGGGTTATCGTGACATCAACAGCAATTTGCAAAATAATCTGGCAAAAACGGGTTATGACACGTTTGACAAAGACCTGCAACAGAAACTCAACATAGCATCTCAGGCTGACTCAAATACATTCAACCGTCAGAATTTGTTGTCCAATATGCTTGGACAACAACAAAATACCATTAATCAGGGTGTAGGTAACTCAAGTGCAATACAGAACCTCGGACTCGGACAGTTTGCCGCACAGCAAATGCCGTGGCAAAGCATACAAAATATGGCAGGCGTTGTTGGAGGTCCTACTATTCTTAACAGCGGTAGCAGTAATTCCAATACTACTGATAGAAGCTTTGGCAGTTCTTTTGGTACTGGCAGTGGAAGTTCTTCTGGCAAAGGTAGCAGTTTGTCAGGTGGTGTAGGCGGCGGTAAGGGGAAATAGTATGGGCGATTTATTTTCGGCAATAGCGGATTATATAGGTAGCGCATTAGGCAGTTCGACAGGTTCAATAGGCAGCAGTGCGGCAGGTAGTATGGGAAATTCAATTTCTGACTATCTGGGAAGTGCGGTAAAAACCAATGTCGATAACGGAAATGCAAAATCAGGTCTGATTGATATGTTGTCTCAGAAAAATACTGATGAGAAACCTAAGACATCATGGCAACAGAACATACCACAGGCGGGGGCGGCTACCTCTGCACAGTTGGGTATGTCTCAAATGAACGCACCAATGATGCAGCCACCTGATATGTCACGTCCGCAACCTATACAGAACATGACACGTCAAGACAACCATATGCCAACAGGTCAAGACGACTTAATGTCAATGATGATGAAAATGGGGTTGAAATTCTAATGAACTTACTAGAAGAAATGCTTAAACCAAAAGTGGTTCAACAACAGCAGGCAGACCCGAATGCGGGTCTGTCGCTTATGTTGCAGTTTCTATCTAATGGTATGCAGAACGGTGGGCAACAGCATCATCCACAGCAGCCATTGCCTGACACTACTGTACACATGGCACCATTGCCGTCAGGTGAAGTGCAGATGCCTCAGATGCCTTCAGGTCTTGACTGGATGAAAGCAGCACAGGACGACCCGTTAGCACGTCTTAAAGCACAGAGACAGATGCAACAGGATGATGCCGACCAATTGGCAACAGTTGCCGAGGCATATTTAGGTCCACGTCCTGAAGACCCAGAGAAAGCGGCTATCTATGATAATGAGTTGCGTGGATTAGTATCAAAAAATCCTGCATTACAGACACTTGCACTAAAAAATCAGGATGATGTCGTTCAAAAAATGGCTGATAAAGAGTATGGCGGCAAGGTTACTTTTAGAGACTATTTGAACTATACGCCAGATGAACAGAAACTATATCAAGGATTCCAACATTCACCAGGTGTTGTTGTACAGACTGGTGATAGAGGTGCGAGTGATGTGGTATGGATGACCCCCGAACAAAAAGTGAGTGCCGGTCTTGACCCTAAACAACCGATAGCAATAAATCAAAAATCGGGTATGCCTGAACTTATAAAACCGAATGATTTTTCAGAGGCACAAAATCAGGCGGCAGGTTTTTATAATCGTATGACTGCTGCTGAAGAAAATATATCTAAAGAAATGGAGAATGGTTTTGAAACAGGTACTCCAAAAGAAGCTATAGCCAATGTCTTACCTTATGGTATAGGTGGTATGTTACGAACACCTGCCATGCAGCGTATGCGTCAGGCACAGGAAGATTGGGTAAGGGCAAAACTTCGTAAAGAGTCAGGTGCGGCTATTCCTGTCGAAGAAATGGACAGAGAGATTCAAACCTATTTCCCAGGTTTGAATGAAAAAGACTCATCTATTATCGAACAGAAACGTCAATCCAGAACAAAAGCATTAGAACAAATTAATCAAAGTACCGGTAACAAGCCTTTAGACAATAGTAATTTAATATTAAATAGTTTACCTCCTCCTACAAAAGACAATAAAGTACCTCCTCAGATTCTCGATGCTGTAAAGCATGTAGAGTCAGGTGGCAACAACAATGCCGTCAGTCCTGCCGGTGCTAAAGGACCATATCAATTTATGGATGATACATGGTCGCAATGGGGACATGGCGGTAATGTAAACGACCCTAATGACTCTCGCGCCAGTGCGGAAGATTATTTGTCTCATTTATACAATACATTCGGTTCATGGGATAAAGCGTTAGCCGCATACAATGGTGGTCCTTCACGTCTTAGCAGTAAAGGTGGCGACATCTCAAAAATGCCGCAGGAGACGCAGAACTATGTGCCTAAAGTAGCTAACACAATAAATGCCAAAGATACTGTGAATGGTGACATAGTTGCTGCCCGTAGAACAGCAGATAGACTTCGTGCAAAGACAATGACTAAAGAACAAATACTTCAAGAGTTGGAGAAAGGTTATGGAAAATGATTTGCAACAGCAGGCTGTAGAAGCATACCAAAATGGTGATACTGAAGAAGCGGCACGTCTTTTTGCACAGTACAAAGCACAACAGCAACAGTTAGTCTCGCCTGACGTTCCTGTCATTCAATCACCACAGCAAAGAATCGACACTGCAAGACAATCTGTCTTTAAAGACCCTGAAACAATGCGAAATGAAGATATTTCTGCTGAACAAATGTCTTTGCAAGGACTGCCTTTGTATAAGCAGGATGCGTACTACAATGCCAAAGAAGATGTCAGAAGTTCAAACCCATACCCTGCACCATTTGTCAGAAACACGGAGTATATAAAAAGAACTATCGGTCATGGCAAGAACAAAAGAGAAGTTACAGATACAGATACTTCTTTAAGTCTTGCTCCATATAAATCTGATAGTATTAGAAAGAACAAGTACATGCTCGGTGCAGGATACACCACAGAGATGCTAAGACATGGACTTGCAAATCTTGGCGACTATGCCATAGCCGGTGAAGCAGGTATAAACAGATTAATGCCATTTCACAGTGATACAGCAAATAAAAAACTGACAGAGATGTATGATGCGGCATTGAATAGAGTAGACGAACGAGACAATAACTATGAAGAAAATCTGCCGTACAATCAGGCACTTCAAAAAGAGGTAGGAATACCTGGATTTCTTGGTAGTTTTTTGCCTTATATTGCTTTAGGACCCAATGCTTCAGAGATAACAACAAAAATAGGTAAGACCGTTGCAGACACCGCACAGTCGGCTGCCGAGATGGCGGTGGAAGTGCCTTCCACTGCGGCATCGAAATCGTTTGAGTTCCTTGCCAACAAATTCGGTACAGAAGCGTTCAGAAAAAAGGTTGCCACAGAGTTCACCATACCGAAAGCGGCAGCAGCGTTAAAGGCAGCAAATGCGGTTAAAGCGGTTGCCTTTGACCCTCGTGTTGGCGCACTGGACAATATTTTAGGCAGCACACTACTTGGTGCAGGCGAAGGATGGCTAAGACCTGACATGACTGCCGGTGTTGGTGCGCTTGCAGGTTTGATGGCAGGTGGTACCAATGCTGCCATTGGTCCTGGATTAAGCAGACTGGATAATCCAAAGATAAACTCCGTAGGTCCTGCCTATAGAGAGACGCTAAGTTTCCTTGAAAGAGGTGGCTATCAGCCGCCATTAGGTATGAAGTACGGCAATGCAAAATTGCAGGCTGATATGGGGAAATTCAGACAAAGCCCTGAGACACTTGACCAGGTGGCTGCGTTTGATGCTAATAATCAGATAGCATTAAACAGAATAGTAGCAAAAAATGTGCTTGGTATGCCCAAAGAAGCGGCTGATAAAATTACCACTCTTTCTCCTGAGGTGATGTCAGACCGTCTTAAAGTTCTCAAAGAGCAATTTGACAACATAGAGAATAACTCAGTAGCACGATTCTCAAAAGAGAATATGGACAATATAAATAATGTTGTTGATGAGCTGGGAAGAAACCAGACTCCTGAAGGTAAACGTGCGTACAGATTAGCCGACTCTTACAGACAGGCTATTCAGGGGTATAGAGAGACTGCCATGCGGTTCAATCCGCAATCTTTCAGTGGTAAAACAAACGCACCTATAACATTGAAACTAAAGTCGCTTATAGACGATGCACCGAAGGTGACAAGAGAGCTTGATGACGGTACAACTGAAGTAGTCAAAGACTATGCCAGTACTTATGCGACTCAGATAAACCCAATAGGAAAAATTCTACAACAGGCGGCGAAAGACGGCAGGTTGCAACCTGAGACATTAAGAACGTTAGATTTTCATCTCAGCAAACTAAAGTCAAAAGCAGACCTGAGCGGTGATGCCAATTTAAAACAATTGTACAATGGTGTCGCAGACAGTTTAACACCATTGAAAGACCATCTGGTATCCATTAGAGAACCGGGTACAGGCAAATTCCAACCTGCAACTCTGGAAGGACAAAGACTTGTAAAACTGAGAGACGAGTTAAGCGGTGCTATAAAAGACATAAAGTATCGTAACGGACACCAGGGTGTAAAAAGTACTTACTATGCAGGTGCGTTAGACGACATACTGACTGAGATTAACAAAGCTACTGATGCAGGCGGCGGTCCGTTTGATACCAACACCGTAAACAATGCTAAGTCTCAGTACGCCATGTACAAGGTACTGGAAGAACATGGACTGGACATGGGCGGCAATGTTAGCAAAAAACGTCTGTACAATTTTATAAGCAATGATAAAGAAGGTATGCTTGGAGATGCCTTGCGAGGTGTCGGTTTAAGAGGTGAAACTGAAAAAAATATGTTTGGTACAAGAGAAGATGCAAAGTCCACCTTGCAACATATCGCAAGACTGCATGAGATAGATACTAAGCAGAAAAAACCTAGTGTGGACTCACGCGGACAGGCAAGCCCTGACAGTATTCTGCATAGTTTTACCCGTACACCTGCAAGTACCATGCCTAAAATAAAGGACATCGTACAGGCTAACAGGATAATGTATGGCGGCTACCCATTGGAGACAGGCTGGTTGAACCTACCGTATAAAGGCAAAGGCATTGATGGAAGAACGCGTTCAGGTTATCTATCATCTGCAAATTTAATACATTCTTTGTATCAGGCACAACAGGCTAACCCCAACCTGTCCACAATACAGTATACCAGTGACCTTATAGACAGAATGACAAGAGACAAAGAAGATGACAAAAGACCGTCTAAAAACAGACTAGTCAATCAAAGACAATAGGAGATAAAAATGAATAGAATATACTCGGCATTACTTTATTTGAAAGCACGGCTTAAAGAACCGTCAAGTGTACTGGCTATAGCCTATCTGACTGACAAGTACCATATAAACCCAGGTGACATAGCCACATTGACAGGTGTTGCCACTACTGTACTTGGTTTAGGGGGATTTTTCATTGCTGAGACCAAGCCTATTACTGTGGTTAATGATTAGCAGCGGTTGTGCTGAGATTAAGACAGGCACATTGTCCGTGCCTGTCGTTGGCATCATTGATATACGGTTCTACCCTGTCTGTGTAGCATCCCCTGCTTTTTTGTTCTCCAGATACTCCTGCAAGGCTTTTGCCAATTCGTCTTTAATGATGAGATTGTTGCCAAGGCAATAAACCTTGAACGGTTCATAATCTTCTTTAAGAAGATTCATTGTTGCGTACTTTTCACTTGCCATTTAGATACTCCTCTCTTGTTTTTACCATAAATCATCTCGCTTGAATGCCATTAGGTACAGAACGTCTGTATTCTTCATTTGCTATCTCAACGCTATCGAATACACCGATGAGGTACTCCTTCGGTATATAATCGCTTCTAGGATAAATCGCCTGCACCATGTGCTTGCCGTTCTTCATTTTAGTAACGCCGAACATTTTTTTAACAGTCACACCACCTCCTTAACAAGAAGATTCGTTTTCAACAATTCAATTTCTTTGTCTTTATCGGTAATCGTGTCTGACAATTGCTCTATCTCATCTTTCAACCACTCAATCTCACTGTCCTTTGACTTGAGAATGGTTAAAAACTCATCTGCTGACATTTTCATAGCTGCTTACCTGCCTGAAAATCCTTCAATGTCAAACCGCCTGTGTACTGACAGTGCGCCAATTCTTTAAATGTTCTCCAGCGACCTGCCCACTCAAGTCCTATAGACTCTGCTATCTCACCGCATTTAATAAAAACTGCTGAATTGTTCCAGTCTGCTTTGCCGTGTACTACAGGAACAAAGTCGAATGCCACATGGTAGTTATGGAATGACTGTCCGGCTTTTGCATTAGTAACTCGCTTGCCTGGTGTTGTTCTTCCTTGAGCATACAAAGCGTTCTGCGACTCGTTGTCACGGTAGGTGCTGGTAATAATCACATCAATACCGGCATCTTTGCATCTTTGAATAAAGTCACGACATTTACTTGCTACCTGCGGATGCAGGTCACCTATGTCTCTACTGTTTTTCATTTTCAACTCCTAGATAGTGCTACTATAAAAACAGCAAAGAGTGCCGATATGCAAAACACTACCGTATAAAAAATAAACTTAAATATCTTGCTTGTTCTAAACCAAAGTTCTAAGTCAAAGGCATACATATCAAATCTCCTGCCAGTATCAGTTCGTTAAGTATCGGATTATTTACCTTTTTTGATAACGTTCAACTGCGCATCCCGAGTTGCCGCCGCTTTTGACCAATAGTCGTCAGTCGGTAGTGTTGAAACCTGCTTTGGCACAATTGGCGCAACTGCCTGTGCCAGGCTATTACATGTTATCCCAGCAGATTGCATTGCTTTCTGGTTGTCCTCATCTTCTTTCATGCGCTCACAGGCAACCTTTATCTGCCCAAGTGCCACCCACATACGGGCATCCATTCGACGGTTACAGGCATCACTGTCCATAGGCGCACCAGTAGACAATGCCCCGAACCCTGCCGATGCACCGAATGATACACTGTTGCTGCAATTCTCTGGTGACATGTTCATTGCCATGTTGGGCGACCATGCCATAGGTGACTGCTTTGGGTACTGGGTGCTGGTGTAGTTGCTGTTGCCACCGTTTTCCGTTTGGTTCCCGTAGGAAGTTCCTCCAGTTGATTGAATACTATTAGCCACATTACCGCCAGAACTGTTAACCACAGGATTAGACGAGCTATTAGATACTGCTTTTGAACTAGCTGACTGGTACTGTTTTTGCGTTTTCTGTTGACTAAATTGCGGTTGTGACGACTCGTGTCCATACCCTGTTGCCATTGCTATAGTTGATGAAAGCATTAATACTGTCATTAAAGTAATGTTTCTCATTTTATACCCTCTATTAGTTAATTAATACCGCGTCTGCGGCAAGGTGGCATGACCACATCTGAGGGTTATTTGGGTGATGCCTCAATCACCAGAATCTTGTAGTCGGTTGACTTGTGTTGCAAAGTACCACTCATTGTTGTTGGCAAGTGGTCTGTATACACAGTTTTCTTCGCAACCTTCCCAGTTTTTATATGCGTCCTTGCCGTATTTTTCCAAGTCCTGTTCCCATTGGACTTCTTCTAAATTTGCTTCGTTAGACATAATTTACTCCTTGTTGGTACGTTTGTCAAATTTATTTAGGGATATGTCGCTTAATTTTTTCGCATGTCTTTTGCATCACTCTGCCGTAAGTAATATACCCGCTGTGATACTTAGACTTTATACGGCATTCAACCATCTTTAATGCCGCAGAAGCGTCCTCGCATTCCAGCAAAACTATGGTAATAAACACGGCAATAATTATACGGATTAACATAACCGCTCCAGTTGGTCAGGAGAGAGGATATGCAGCATACCTCTGGGTGTGTCAAACTCGAACACAGCGCGTTGTTTGCCCTGCAAAGTAGTGAAGGTGCTTATAACTGTACCTCTAGCCTGATAAGAGCCGCCTTGTTTAATTGCACGATATACCGGACTGTTGTCTTCTTCCAAAGGTAGGTGTACCCAAGCCCTGCCTGTACGTCTCCATAGCTCCTCAGACTGTGCCGCACTGGCGTGTGCTTCACTGAACACGATGCGTTGACATCCTGTATTAAGCAACATCTTTAGGCAATGAGGACACGGTGACGTTGTGGTATAGCATGTATGTAGTTCTGAGGTATTTTTTAACATCAAAATTGCGTTCTGCTCGGCATGGATAGCTTCACATACATCAAGACCTTGCCCGTTTGAATACCCTGCACCTGCACAGGGTACATCAAGGCAGTGTTGTAATTCTTTGGCATTGCCGTTATACCCTGACGCAATTATCACATTGTTCACGTCTGTAAAAATACACCCTACACTTCGTCTCACACAGGTTGCCTGAGCTGACAGAACTTTTGCCATTTTAAGAAATGTCAGGTTTTTTGATTCACGTTTGGACATTTTTAACCCACCTTACGTAGTTCTCGTTCAATCAAAGTGGCGTAGCCTGCAATGTCATGCACACTGTCAACATGGTCGGGTGATGCGGCAAAACGCACCAACTTGAACACTAGGTCTTGAATCATCACACGTTCCTCTTCGGTGAATACCGTGCCTGCTTTTTTATATCGAAGCTGTGACAAGGCGTTCATAACCGCACAGCGGGTTGCCACATTATGACCGTAGTCTCCATAGATTTCTTCACGGTCGTTTAAAGTTTCATTCACATTCATTTTCTGCTCCTAAGGTTGTTTTCATCAAGGTATTTAATCACCGCATCATGTACCAGCATACGCAAACAGTTCGGCAGTCCATGTCCTGCAAGGGTACGGTGTAGATGATTGGTAACTGCTGTTATCAAGTCTCTTATCTCATGGTCTTTCATCTCAATACCGCCTGCATTAATGCGTTCTGAACGTCTGCCTTGCCCTCCAGTGCAAGAGCAATGCTCTCATCAATGGTGTTCAATGCAACAATATGGTGTATGGTCACAGGGTTTTTAACGCCCTGTCTGTACACCCTTGCGTTGACCTGCAAGTACAGCTCAAGGTCGTAAGTTATCGAGTACCATACAACGTCATGACAACCGCCTGTTTGCAAGTTAAGCCCATGCCCACCTGCCAAAGGTTGCAGAAGTAATACGGGCAACTGTCCGTTGTTCCACTTGGTTATAATGTCTCCTGCCTGTACGCCGCCGCCTATATGCGGTGCATTGATGCGGGTCTTTATCTCGTTCAGGTCGTGGTTGTACTCATACACCACCAGTAAAGGTCTACCTCCCAGCTCTGAGACAAGTTCTTCCAAAGCGTCAAGTTTCTTGCTGTGAATACGCACAGGCTTCTGGTTTTCGTCATAAACCATGCCATTAGCTATCTGCTTGAGTTTAAAGCCCTGTGACGCGGCACTGAACGCGGCTACAGTACTGCCTTCATGCGTGGCTATAAACGAGTCTTTCATGTCCTTATACTGTCGCATTGCTTTGTCGGGCAGTATTACGTTGATGTTGTTGTAGTGTATACCGGGCAGTTCTATTTCGTCAGAGCTTTTGTGCATGACAAGATGCTTTACCGCGTCGTATATCTCCTGCTCTGAGCCGTCTCTCATCAAATAACTGAACCCATCGAAAGACTTGATAAAGAACTTGTTGCGAAAATGGGTGATGAACTTTCCTAATGCGTCTCCTTCATCAAGGATATACATTTGAGACCATAGTTGCATCAAGCCGTTCGGTGCTGGCGTACCTGTCAGTATCACACGCCGTTTGAAGTACTTGAGATGGTACTTAATCATTTTGAAGCGTAGCGACGAATGGTTTTTAAACAACGTAGACTCATCACACACCAACATGAAATTAAAGGAACGTATTAGTCCAATATGAACGCGAAAGAACCACTCAAGCCCTTCTGGATTAATGACGTAAATATCAGCGCCGTTACGCACCAGATTATCCTTGTCCTTACCGTGCAGTGTAACCACCTTAAGGTCTTTGAACTCCTCCCATTTTTTAGCCTCCTGCGCCCATACAAGCTGTGCCACTCGAAGCGGTGCTACAACCAGTACCCGCTCAATGTCACCTGACTGCAAAAGCAGTTTTATAGCAGACAACGTAGTAGCGGTTTTGCCAAGACCTGGCGGTAGGAACAGACCTGCTCCAAGTCGTGACAGTATCCAGTTGATACCGTCCTGTTGGAAATCATGAGGAATGAAGCTATTGGTCATTGTCCTCTCCAAGACCTTTTTCAATAACGCATTGGGCGTAGTCAGCCTGTAATTGCTGAATTTCACTAGCACGTTCCTCAAGTTCAATTTTCATTTTTTGCATGTTCCATGCTAAAAACAAAATAACTATAAACATCATTAATTTCATTTCATCACCTCTTCGATAAATGCGTCAACTCCTTTTTTACTGGATATAACGCGGTAGTTATCAGTCTGTCTTTTAATCTTTTTACCTACATAGCCTTGTATGGCAGACAGTTCGCCATAGGTTGACTTAAGTTCTACAAACCATACTTGTCTATTCATCATCACAATTCTGTCTGTTACACCTTTGTTACTAGGCGACTTCCATTTGTAGCACATACCGTCAGGGTCGTAATTAACCACCTGTTTACGTAGGTGTGCCTCTATTTTCGATTCTCTCATGACATCACCTACTTGTATGCGTTGCAAAGGTCTTTGACATAGCAGTACTTGCAGTACTGGTTTATGCGAGGTTCGTACAGCTCATCTTCCATCATTGCCTTGACCTGCAACTCCCAGTTCTGCACATGCTCATCAAGGTCTGTACGGTAAAACGTCCACCCTTTAACATTACCTGAGTCAAGATACCAGAACTCAACATCGACCTCCTGAACGTCAGGATGTAGCATCATCCATGCGTTAGCGTACAGTCTTGCTTGGTCAACGTGTGTGTCATACGGCTTGCCTGTCTTGTAGTCGATAAGATAGTTATCGATACGCGCATCAAGTTTTAATCGCAACCATGTATCAGGGTGATTCCAATCATCAAGTTGTTTCCAGTGTCTATCAAGCACCAGTTCTTCTTCTGCTTTGGCACCAAGTCTAACCAGATTGTTGAACTCATGCCCGAAGTGTGCCAACACAGGAGGCAGTTTGGTCATCACCTTGTTTACATAATCCTCTGCGGTTTTATGTATGTCGTTGCCGCGTGTTAGATGGATTGACTGTGGCTCTTTATGCTTTAATACTTTCTGGTACATCCACTTATGAGGACACTGCTTGTAAGCTGACAGACTTGAGTACGACCATGTTGTTGGTTTAGTCATTGTATTTCACCATCTCATAAAGGTTTTTGCCTGTCTCGCCGTCTGATTCCAGCTTAACGTCCCATCCCGGCATATCATCCATTGCCCATTTTAGTATCGCCATATCGTGACGTACCCATTTATCAGGCACTTCCAACACTATCTCGTCATGTACCTGCATAGCAATACGACCTTTACGGTCAGGGTGATAGTGGTAGCGTATCATTGCTTCTTTGGTCATATCGGCAGACGAGCCTTGGATAAGCAGGTTAAGCATCTTGTAGTAAAGCGGCTTTCCGTCCTTGTCTATCTCCACACTGTAAGAACGACCGCCCCAAGTGTATATCTTCTTGCCGTTGCGTATGAGTTGCTCTATCTCTTTCATCAACCGCTTTGGTTCAGGCAGTGCGGTATCGTAGGCGTTGAACAACTGATACGCCTCATCAAGTGTTATATTAAGATTCTTTGCCAACAGTTTTGCTCCGCCACCGTAGATTTTTAGAAAGCTGATAGTCTTAACAAACGACCGTGCGTATCTAAGCCCAGTACGCTCATATATTAGGTCTGCCACGAACTCATGTACGTCCTGCATTGTTCCGCTGTTGTATCCATCTAACAGCGCACCTTCTGCATAATGCGCTAATACTCTGACTTCCTGTGAACTAAAATCGCGTTTAACGAAAGTATGCCCTAGTTCTGCTACAATCAAAGAGCGTGGGTTGGGTAAGTCTGCAACGTGGCTCCCTGCTTCGTTAGATTCCATGATACCTTTCTTTGGCAGTTGTTGAATGTTTGAGCTGAATCTGCCGCTACGAGTACCGAAGTCGTTCTCGTTCCTTGTCTGGTTGTAATAAGGATATAGCCTGCCGTCGTATTTTTTAGCAGACTCCGCAAACGGGCGAAGATACGTTCCTATCATTTTCTGCAATTTGCTACGACGCTTGAACGTGTACAGCAGGTCTTTGTCCTTGATGTACGTTTCCAACTGCTCTGCACCGTACTTAACGTTGCCTTTGTCGGTGTACTGGTACTTAGACTTGTCCAAAAGACCTTTGTCAGCAAATGCCTTGAACATGGCTTTGCTGCCGGGCTTTTCACTGATACCGTAAGACAGCAGTTTTGCGTCTATCTCATCGAACTCTTTTTGCCATTTATTGTACTCATCAACGATGTCATTGCGTAACCGCAAACCGTTCTGTTCCATTTTGATAACTATCGGTATCAGGCGCATTTCACGTTCAAGAGCCCCATAGATAAACGGTCTTTCCTGTTCAAACCGAGCAACAAAGTACTTGTACAATGCGTATGTCATGTCGGTGTCAGACTCTGCGTACTCGCCTACCATGTCTCCAGGTGCTTTCCATATGTCAGCACCAGGTCTCAGTTTGTGGTCTTTAAGCCAGTTGTCCAGTTTGTCCTTTGCCAAAGGTTTTATGTCAAGATACTTTAACGCCAGTTCTTTGAGACCTAAAGATGCCTCTCTTGGGTCAAGCAAATACGCCATAATCATTGTGTCAGCCATGCGTAACGGCAAAGAAATGTCCCAATGCTCCCAAGCTATCCTCATGTCGAATTTCACGTTGTGACAAAGTATGGTTTGACCTGCGCAGTTTTGAACGGCGTTCCTTGCAAACATCGGCGTAGAGTTGTTGCCTATTGAATGCCCGAAAGCAAGGTATTTGCTTAGCGTATTATCATGCTTAATTGATACGCCTACCGGCTCAGGTGTTGAGTCGCTGCCGTTGATGATAGGCTTTGTCTCGAAGTCGATTGTGACAATACCTGTCACAGGAAGTGATGTTGGTTCTGATATTGTTTCCATGATATGTCCTCTTAACTTTGAGTTAGTTCAATAGCGGTAAAAATAAATTCTCTCCATTTTTTCCACCATACAAGCGAGTCAATATCCATCTCTGAAACTTCTTTATCGGTGAATTCTTTCCATTTATCTATAGAGTGCTGTTGGCAACCAATAGCTAAAACATTATTAGTAAAAGAAATCTCCCAATTTTCAAGTTGCACTGAAAAAATGTCGCTCATATTGCCTACGCTACAACGCAGATTTGCGCCGTTTATGTTTGTACCGCTTATACTTGTCCAGCGTAGGTCTACATTGCTTAGGTTTGCTCTACTTAGGTCTGCATTGCTTAGGTCTGCCCTGCTTAGATTTGCCCCGCTTAGGTCTGCTCTGCGCAGTACTGCTCTACTTAGGTTTGTACTGCGCAGGTCTGCTCTACTTAAATCTGCTCTGCGCAGGTCTGCCCCTCTTAGGTCTGCATCACATAGGATTGCTCTGCGCAGGTCTGCACCATCAAGTTTTGCCTCGCTTAGGTCTGCGTCACATAGGATTGCTCTGCTTAGAGTTGCACTGATTAGGTTTGTACTGCGCAGGTCTGCATTTCTTAGGTCTGCATTTCTTAGGTCTGCTCCGCTTAGACATGCACTGCTTATGCTTGTCCAGCGCATGTTTGCGCCTATTAGGTCTACACCGCTTAAAAATGCGCCTCTTAGGTCTGCATTGCTTAGGTTTGCATTGCTTAGGTCTGCATTGCTTAGGTCTGCCCCGCTTAGGTTTGCTCTGCTTAGGTCTGCTCTGCGCAGTATTGCCCCGCTTAGAACAGTTTTTAGTTCTATAGCTTTTTCAAGTGTGATTTTTATCGAGTTATTGTCACATTCATGAGTAAAAATTACGCTGAAATCCAACTTATTTTTTATTTCAATTTTCATCTTTAACCCTCTTAACTTTGAGTTAGTTCAATAGCGGTAAAAATAAATTCTCTCCATTTTTTCCACCACGACAAGGCATGGGTACTCATTCCACATATTTCATCTTCGTCAAAATTTTTCCATTCGTCGATAGTGTGCTGTTGACATCCTATTGCCATAATATTTTTAGTAAAAACCACCCGCCACTTGTCTAGCATTATGTTTTTTATTTCTTTCATATTGCCCACACTACAACGCAGATTTGCGCCGTTTATGTTTGTACCGCTTAGACATGCATCGCTTAGGTCTGCTCTGCGTAGGTCTACATTGCTTAGGTCTGCATTGCTTAGGTCTGCATTGCTTAGAGTTGCATTGCTTAGGTCTGCATTGCTTAGAGTTGCATCGCTTAGAGTTGCACCGCTTAGGTCTGCATCACAGAGGATTGCCAAGCTTAGGTTTGCATTGCTTAGGTCTGCATTTCTTAGGTCTGCACCGCTTAAAAAAGCACCGCTTAGGTCTGCACCGCTTAAAAATGCACCTCTTAGGTCTGCACCGCTTAAAAATGCACCGCTTAGGTCTGCATCACATAGGATTGCTCTGCTTAAAAATGCACCTCTTAGGTCTGCTCTGCGTAGTATTGCCCCGCTTAGGTCTGCATCACACAGGATTGCTCTACTTAGGTCTGCCCCGCTTAGGTTTGCTCTGCTTAGAACAGTTTTTAGTTCTATAGCTTTTTCAAGTGTGATTTTTATCGAGTTATTGTCACATTCATGAGTAAAAATTACGCTGAAATCCAACTTATTTTTTATTTCAATTTTCATCTTTAACCTCTTAACTTTGAGTTAGTTTAATCGCCATAAAAATAAATTCCCTCCATTTTTTCCACCACGAAAGGGCATGGGTACTCATTTCACATATTTCATCTTCGTCAAAATTTTTCCATTTGTCTATAGAGTGCTGTTGACATCCTATTGCCATAATATCTTTAGTAAAAACCACCCGCCATTTTTCGAGAGATATGTTTTTTATTTCTTTCATATTGCCCACACTACAACGCATGTCTACACCACTTAAAAAAGCACTGCTTAGACATGCATCGCTTAGGTCTGCCCCTCTTAGGTCTGCATCACATAGGTCTGCACCACATAGGTCTGCACCGCTTAGGTCTGCATTTCTTAGGTCTGCATTTCTTAGGTCTGCGTTGCTTAGGTTTGCCACGCTTAGGTTTGCTCTGCTTAAAAATGCACCGCTTAGGTCTGCATTGCTTAGAGTTGCATTGCTTAGGTCTGCTCTGCGCAGTACTGCTCTACTTAGGTTTGTACTGCGCAGGTCTGCCCCGCTTAGGTCTGCATTGCTTAGGTCTGCATCGCTTAGAGTTGCACTGCTTAGAGTTGCACTGCTTAGGTCTGCATCGCTTAGAGTTGCACTGCTTAGGTCTGCACCGCTTAGAGTCGCACTGCTTAGACATGCATCGCTTAGGTCTGCCCCTCTTAGGTCTGCATCACATAGTATTGCCCCGCTTAGACATGCATTGCTTAGGTTTGCGTTGCTTAGGTCTGCCCAACTTAGGTCTGCCCAACTTAGGTCTGCATTGCTCAGGTCTGCATTTCTTAGGTCTGCATTGCTTAGAGCAGCTTCTAGTTCTATAGCTTTTTCAAGTGTGATTTTTATCGAGTTATTGTCACATTCGTGGCTAAAAATTACGCTTAAATCCAACTTATTTTTTATTTCAATTTTCATCTTTAAACCTCTTAACTTTGAGTTGTTGGTTGCCGTCCTTGGCGTGGTGGGTCGTCTAGCTCATTTTGCTTTTTTTGGCAGGTTCTGTTCCAAGGGGAATGTAGCCCGACACGTCAAGCGGTTGCGATACTGAGTCCAAAAACTCCTCAAGACGCTGTGTAATGTCGATGATGTCTGCATCGTTTACGTTGCCGTTGTAACTGCATATAACGCTTGGAAAGTCCGTGTCAAGGTCGAAACTGACACGCGTGTTGACTGCCCATAAAGGCAGGCGTTTAATTGACGCTAATTTTTTTGCATAGGCACTGAACGTGCGTAGTGCGGTGGGTGACAGATTGATGATTGCCAGTTGTTCAAGGTCTACGCCGTTCTCGTCTATCGGTGCTACCAGCAAACGTCTACCATTGCGGCAAGCTTTGCCTTTGCCGTTTGCGGAACTTTTGAACTGGTTCTTTGGGCATGACTCGCAATTCTCCCATTGCGGAACAGGTGTGGATTCGTGATGTACCATTGATGGTAAGTCCTGCCCTATGGAAAAACAGGCGGGCGGTGTTACCTCATCTGGATTAAATGGACGGTCGTAGTATGCGTGTTCATAGACCGTTGCCAGTATTACCACATCCAGGCATAAGCCTAGCTTCTCGTCACGAAATCCTATTTTTTCCTCGTTCATAACGAATTTTTTGCCGCGCAAAGAGATAGTTGGGATACCGATTTGTTCTTTGTTTGATACCTGCTGTGCGGCAGCATCAATCAATGCCTGTACCTCAGGTGGTAGTGCTGTTGGGGCTGCGATTTCAGTGTTTTCAGTGTTTTCAGTGGTTTTAGTGTTCATTTTAAATTTCTCCGATTTATTTGTTGTTGGTTGTTAAGCGTTTTTATATTCTTCTTCTGTTATTGATGTGAATGTTACGTCTCCAATAGTGACAGGTGAGGTTTTAAAGGCAGGGTTGATTGTATGCCAAGCATGGTTGTACAAATTTTTATACTTGCTGTTTAAAGGTGGTGCCATTTTCTCAGAAAACCCATGCTCTTTTATAGCTTTGGACAGACTGTTGAAAAACTCAGGTGTGCTGTTTGCGATACCTGAAGTTATTGTCTTTGTGTACAATCTTGGTCTTTTGTCCTCTGGCAACACGTTGCGTTGACGTACTGTCAACGCCTTGAGGTTTAACAATGCGTAGTTGATTGCACTGTCGATACCATCAAGGTTTTTGATAGTCAGATAAGTGACTATACAGTCCTGTGCTAACTGGCTTATACGGTCATCATCCAACAAACTGCGCAGTTTGTCATCGTCATCGAGCGCATCACGGATTGCGACTTTCTCAGAGAATGATTTCTCTCTTTTAATTGTCTCTTTGTCAGACTTGAAGTCGTGCAATACCTTGAATGCCGATTGTGTAGCACTATGCTCAAGACCAAGCTGTGATATTAATGCCACACAGGTTGTTATCATGTCTTTAGCACGCAGACTAAGTGCTTTATGCTCTTTAATAGCGTTTAAAGTACCTGTTTCAATACCTGTTTTGATGAGTTGTTCTTCTTTAGTCATTTTTTGTCCTCCTAAAAAGTATGTGTTAATTTAGCATTTGTTTGTGTTGTTGTCAACAATTATTTTACTGACTGTCACGATAAGCATTGCGCGCAAGGTCTGCATCCTCCCTGCTGCCGAACGGTCCCAGGTCTTTGAACACACCGTCATGCTCTATCTTTGCATAATAGCTGCCGCGTTTGGTCTGTATGCCCCAGAATATGATGTTGGCGGTCGGTACATACAGGTTGTCTAACCTGTTGTCTGTGCGTATGCCGTTTTTGCGGCGTATGGGCGTTGTAGCCCATTTGCCTGTCATGTACAGCCAGATAAGTGTTTGGGCATTGAACGCGCCATACTCACCCAGTGACACACGGACATAGCCCGATGAGTCAAGCGAACGGTATACCATGTCGTTAGACCGCTTGCGTAACTCACCTGTGGTGGGGTCGTAGTGTATCAGTGTTTTAAGCTTGTCCTGTGTCAAGCTGAGAGCCTTTCTTTTCATTGTGCTTATCCTTGTTTATCCTTGTTTGTCCGTAGCTGGTCTGCTAGCCGAACTTGTATTGTGACTGAAGGGTGAGCCATGCCTCCACCTCGTTGCAATAGTGCCACATGGCGGTGGCGTTCATGCTTTTAGTAGGGGACGACTTTTTGACGTAGTATTTGCGGGTTTTCTTGTTGACTGTGCCGTTAATGTTTGCCTGGATTTGTAAGTTGGGGTTATTGCCGTCCCAGCGTGTCCAACCATTTGTCAGCAGCCATTTAGCGGCTTGGGACTCTGAGTAGTAGCCGAACTTCTTGAGTGCGCACAGCTCGATAGCCTGCTTGGGGGTTATTGCATCAAACGGAAACACGTTGTCGATACCAAAAAAAGCATCAAGTGAGTTCTCCTCGTCACTCTGTGTCAGGTCTACCATGCTGAGAAAGTGCGAGGTGCGGTAAGGCAGCTCGGTAGGCGAGTAAGGTGATGCGTTGAGGTCGTAGTCCAGCAGGTAGCGAAACAGGTGTGCTGCACCGTTTGCCTTTACCCATGCAAAATAGGTCATGGTCTGCTCGGGTGTCATAACCTCCGGCGCGTACAGCACGAACGCACGGCGGTCGGTAGCGTCTAGTTTCAGCGCGTCGAAATTGTTGGTGATGACTACCACATTGCACAGGTTAAGTTGCTCCCTCTTGGGTTGACCCTTGATGTTGAGGAGCATCATGCCCGTGGACTCAGGTGCGGTAATGCGTTTGAAGAACTCTATGGCACCACCACGCAGGCGCGCCTCGGATATTTGCAATAGTTTGGTCTGCCACAGCCCGTCGTCGTAGTCGCCTTTTATCTCTCGGTTGCCGACGATTTTATAAGACTGTCCAAGGATTTGGGCGACAGGTCTGAACAGCGCGTCTTTGCCTGCACCGCTGATGCCCAGAATGATAGGACACCACGCTATCTTAACGTCAGGGTGTTGCAGGGTGTAGGCAAGCCAGTATATGAGCGCGTCACGATATTGTTGCTCGGGTATGACGTGTGCCAGGTGTGTCAACCACGGTTGTATGTCGCACGGTGACTGTGCGGGTACGGGTGATGTCTGGTAGCCTGCCCACGAGTTGGCAAAAGTCTTGCCGTCCGCGTCAAAAATGCGCGAGTCGTCACCGTATCGGCACGGCAGCCAACTGAGGTTGTCCACCTGCCTGAAGTCGGGGTGCTGCTTCAGCCATTGGGATACGGTAGGCATACCCTCTTTTTTGCCGTGGAAGCCTTGATTGTAGTAGCTGGTGTTGACCGCTTCTTTGCACATGACCGTGCGACACGAGAAGTCGAACCACTGGTTGCCTGTTTTGATGAATACCACGTCCTGGGCGATATGCGCGAATTTGTCCTTGTGCCGTGACGCTATGGACTCGATTATTGATATCAGCTCGTGGTTGTCCAATGGTGGGTGTACGCGGGTGAGATTGAATAGAAACGCCTCCCTTACCACCTGCTCCTTTGACAGGTTTTGTGCCAACAGGTGTCCGACATATTGCGCCATGCCTGAGTTGCGTTCACCCTCTGAGAGGGATTCAGGTGGTGTGTATGCGGGCTTTGAATCGTGTGATGAGGCGGTGTCTATGCCACAGAATTGTCTAAGGTGTGCGTCTATGTCTGCCTGGCAGTTTACCAGCTGTAGAGGCGCGTTATTGTACGGTTGTCCTGTCATTGCCACAAAGGACGATTTTTGCCCTGGGTACAATTCGACACCATGCTGGACAGAGGCGTTAAAGCGGTCAGTGAGGTTGCCCATGCAGAACACATGTGCACCCTTACCAGACTGTGATAGTTCGACAAATGTTTTGGTGCTTAGTGATTGGAGGTGTTGATTGCGCGGGTCGTCGGGGTACAGCTGTTGGTTCTGGTCCAGCACTTTGTCATAGTCTATAAGGACAATGTTTGACGCAGGTGTAAGGACGAAGCCAAGCCCTCCCAGTTCGTCGGGTTTTAGTGCAAGGAGGTTTAGCGCGTCATTGAATGTGTGATGATTTTGCCGTGATGCCCACCTTGCAAGATGCAGCGTGTGACGTGATTTGGTAATCCCTACAGGTCTTTTAGTCGGTTTTGGGTTTTTTGTGGTGGTTACGTTAGCCCATAACACCCAGTTTGGACTATTTTTAAGCTCTTGTGGTATACCATTTGGATTAAATGGTATGACAGGCGGCATGACTGAGACGATTTTTTCTTGTTCTTGTTCTTGTTCTTGTTGCGTTTTATTAGCAGGTGTTGAAAACTTTGTCATGTGATTTGCTCCGTTAGGCAAGTTATTATCGGCAGTACATTATCAGTGTACACCAAAAAGCCCACAGGGAGCGGTTGATAAAGTCGCTGTATGGGCAGAGTTGGTCTAACAAGCAACACCATGACAAGTGTTATGTGTAGTATGACAGATGTTGGTAAGTTTATCAAGCTGATTGTATGCTATAAACATACAAAACAGTGTAGACTAGCGTTTTTCAGACTTAAAAAACAGGTACTACCATGATTAACGACACCGATTTGCCCGCTGATATTGATTACCAACAGGTAATTGAGAGCACAAAAAACATCGTCTTAAAAGAAAAGCGCTACCAGAATAAATTAAACGCCGAACAGGTGAGGGAGTCTATCGATAGCCAGGCGATTTTGGAGCGCATGTTATCACTTATAGATGACGTAAAAAACACCCCCGATGAAAGTAAGTTACTGGCGATAACTTCGGCACGTTTTGAATTTGAGATTTTAAACACGGTGCTTAAAAAAGCACTACCAGACATAAGACCAATTGAGGTCAAAGACGGTAAAAAATCGTCGACTTTGATACTGAAATTAGAGTAACAAAACAGGTATTTTTTTGCTGAAAAACACTATTTTTCAACAAAAATGCGTGTTTTTTGCTCACAAATTCCAGATTATGTTAAATTTTTCTCAAAAATTCCAGATTATGTTAAATTGTCTTACTAGTAGTATATTAGAAAGGTGTGATATAGGTGTTAAGCAAATATAGGTAAAAACGGATTTTAAAAAGGTATTCTGAGTTTTTTGGTTACCAGCAAGTGCTTGAATGTCCTAATTAATAACCAAAATACTAATATAATCATACATTATTAAGCTATAGTAG